CATTTGGTTTCTTTTTATTACAAATATAAGAAGATAATTAGCTTATAATATCTTCAGGTTCATTTGTATTCTTATATTTGAGATAATAAGTCTCCTGTTCTAGATCAGGAATAGAGGATAGTTCTGCATCTTCTGGAAGCTTCATATCTATCTTACTCTCTATTTCTAATCTTCTCCACTCTTTTTTATAAAGAACACCTGCTGGACCAAATTTATCTGATGATGTAACTGAATAAAAGTCTAATACTTGTTTTTTATCTTCAGCCCTAAATTTAGAGTATGCACCCTTATCAAATAAAGTCAATGCTTTTTTACTGCCATATGGTATTTCAAATACTACTATAACAGTATACTTATCATTGTCTATTACTGAATGAAAGGATGAATACCTTTTAAATCTATTTAGTAATTCTTCAAATTGTGGATTAGGACTATACTTATATATCACAAAAATGTGAGTATCCAAATCAGGAAATTCTTCACAATGTCTGAATGCATTAATAAAATTGCACTTTGGAAAATGTTCATCATCTTTAAAATCTGCAAGTTTACCATTTTTATTTGCAATTAATGGAAGCAAATAAGCAACAGTCTTGTTTTTAATTTTCTTTAATTCTTCTAGACTCATAATATAAGATTGTTTACATCAACATCTAATGGACTCAAATAATCTGTAGCAGGAAAATTGTCTTTTATCTTAAGACAAATGTAATTCTGGTAAAACTTTGATATACCCTCATACTCTCCATAATGATTTATATACTCTTCAAACACAGTTGTTCTCATAGAATCATAATCATCTATGTTTAACAATAGCTTATCAGCAAAGGATTTACCCTTACCTTCTAAACCTTTTATATTATCTGCTGAGTCACCTATAATCATAGATTTCCAAAAATACAAAGCAGCCTCTTCTTCAGATACAGTTACCCATTCATTCTTTTTATAGTTATAATGAGTACCTTCTAACATAAGAAGGTCTTTATCTATAGCACAAATTATGCTGCCATCAACCTTTACTCTGACACTATTTACCATATCATCAGCTTCAATACCATGTAATGGAACAAATTGCCACTTTTCTACCATATGATCTTTAATAGTTCTAAGGTGTTCAAGTGGTTGTCTATCCTTTCTATTTGCTTTATATTCAGGATATACTGCATCTCTCTCAACACATCTACCATAACCAACGAAGCCAATATATTTACTGGCTCCGATGGTTATTAGTATATTACTTATGATTTGATCTGTAGATTGTAAAATATCATCTAAAGGTTTATCAAATGATTTACTATCAGAATTCCAGTGTGCTATAAAACAAATGCTATCAGCATCAATTATCGCTACTCTTTCTGATTGTAATTCCATTTTCTATTAGTTTTTTAACAATGAGGTACCAATCCTCTTTTCTTAGAACAACAACTTCACTTCTTTCCTTCTTGTGGAACACTATATTAATAAATTGTTCTCTTTCAGGAACTAGTTGTGGAATTGTTGCTTCCATATCATCAAGTACAGAAAATACATTAAGACCAGTTTTAACAGCTTTACATTGTATATTATAACTAACACCATTGATATCTATCTTGGCATCATCCATAATTCTACTTGTAGCTCTGCTAGTAGATGCTCTATGGAAACCCATGTCTCTGAATTCCTTTGCTATTTTTCTTTCATAGTTATGACCTATTCTTCTGACATTAGGTTTAGCCTTAATCTTTTCAGAAGGTAGTTCATTTCTATTCTTGATTTTCTTTCTATTTGGATCCCTCATACATTTTTGTTATTAGTAAGCATATCAATAATTTCTTGATAAGCTTCAACTTTACCTTCAAAGAATTTTATAAGAAGATCATCTCCAGTTATAGTATCTAACTCAGTAGCTACTCTATCTGCAGCATCTCTCTTCTTATAAAGAACCTGAAGAACTTTCTCAATTAAATTATCCATACACAAATATAATAAAGTAGATTATAAATCTACATATTGTTTAGGATAATTATGCCTGATTCAAAAATGCATCTTGCTGCTCAGAGTAAATAGATTCCATTGGTGTACCATTAGTAATATGGTTATCAATAGATTCTCCAATATCATTTGTAGATACTCTCTTTACATCAAAATCAAAGATTGGATTGATGATATAATCTACAGTTGTTTTTGTAGGTTTAGCAAAACCAAATTTTACAAGTACATCACGCATTTCTTTGATAGTAATACCAAAGTGGTCTGCCATTGTTTTGATGTCTGTTTTGTAAGCACGAAGAGCAGCTACTGCTGTCTGAGAAATATTAATTGTTCTCATAATAAATAATTTTTAATTTTTGTTATTAATTGTTTAGTTTGATCATACCCCTTAATGGATATGTAATCAGAAATATCCTTTATACCATCAGGTATGAGAAAACTTCTTATTCCAAATTTCTCTGAGAATTTTTTCATATTAGAAATACCTGTTTCATCATTGTCATAGTTAATTATTATCTCATCAAACCTTAATGATAATAATTCAAACTGATTTTCATTTAGAAACATCATTTCACTTTGTGGACTAATTGAGTTCACACCAAATAATTTAAAAACCATGCAATCCTTTAATCCTTTTGTTATGATTAATTGTTTAGATTGTTGTTCTAGTTGATTCCAGCCACTAAAAATGTGTCTTGGAATATTACTTGTCCACTTCTTACTTTTCTCAGCATTTGGTCTAAGAATTTTTCTCATACCATTACCATGCTCATAACTATATGCATAGTCTTCAATAGACTCTGTATATACATTTACAAGTTCTTCATTCTTCATACTTATCCAATAGTCTGTAATAGGAACTACATTATAAAAATTAAGAATATCCCTGTTGAGACAGTATTTATCCCAATAGATATCACTATCTCTCCAGTCTCTCTTCTTAATCTTTATAACTGTATTATACCTATCAAGCTTATCAGGTAAGCCTAAATAATTCAGAGATGGTATAATTTTTTTATTGTCTAACTTCTTGATTATTCCTAAATCATTTGCTATAACTTTAAGAGTCTCTTGAAAATTTAAATCTTCATTAAACTTGACTTTCATGTACCTCTGTACATATGAAAAACAATCATAATACTCACCTGTACCAAAATCCTTATAATACAATCCTTTAGGGAATGCCTTTATAGAACATGAGGGAGTCTTATCATATCTTAATTCTGAGCAAAATAATTTATTTACATCAACAAAGTTTCCACAATAAAACCTAAAGATTTGGTACTCAGAAACTTCTCTGAGCACCATATCCTTAGTAAAATGATTTACATCAACACCACCAAAATTAGAATGGTAAGTCATTGCTTGTTGTTGGAGCTGTAAATGAATCAGTATCTGGAACTTTAGCAACAGGTTTGATATCTCTATCTTGGTTGAATACCAATTTAGTTTCTGCTACTGCAGGATATTCAGCACCATCTTGAATTGCTTCTGCAAATTCAGGAAGACCAATAGATGCTCTTACTCCAGTGCTACCATCTTGTTTAATGTATCCCTCACCATTGAATTTAATTCTCAATGAATTACCAGCAAGTTTACTGTTGTATACATCACCAAGTTCCTCAATGCTGTTAGCCTTAGAAGAAAGATAGTCAGCATCTTTTACAACTTTAGTAAAGATGTGTCTAATTTTCTTGTAAGATGTAACTGCAGCTTTCTCTGAAAGATAGAAACGGAAGTCAGTAGTTGCTTCTGCATCACCATCTTTTAGAAAGAGAGAGAATGTTACTACAGGATTACCATTCTGATTGGTTTCACCTTTAACAGATTTAATTGTTACTTCGTGAATGCCTGGTCTAATATACTTAGGCTTGTTTGTTTCTTGAACATCTTGTCCACCGAACATAATTTTAAAATTTATTTATTGTTATTTATTTAAGGAATACTTTATCCCAATTGCCTGTTAGTTTACCATCAACCATCTCAGTTAATGTAATCTCTTGATTCTTCAAGTGGTCAGGTCTTGCACCACATGTTACTTCTTCTGAAGTTTTAAAGTTTAGAGTCACTTTATCAGCTCTTCTGCTCAATAAACCAATAGCATCTGCTTTAGCACATACAATAGATTTAATCTTACCTGATAAATCTAAGTCTACTGCTGATACTTCTTTACCATTAGTTTCTAGCAT